CGGGTAGACGTGATTCTGGATTATCTATCCAGCTCTGAACTCTTCCAGTTCTAGATATTAAATTTGTCATTAGACAAGATCGCTTAATGTAGGTGGTTGGTAATTTGCGCTCTTTAATACTTTGCCGTCAGCTCTATATGTAGGCTTTCCATCCTCATCTAGTTTTGACATATTACTTCTATGGACTCGACGTAGAGCTTCGTCTAAATCCCATCCCATATTTGCTGCGTATTGGTAGCAGACATATACGAGATCACTGAGTTCTTTAATAGCATCCTCATGCAGAACAAGGCTTTCTCTAAAAAGCATTCCCTCTGCTTCTAAAAATTCTTTAAATTCTTCAACGATCAAATTCCGTTGCATAGTTCGGACGTTCAAAGCTTTCGAGTTCTTCACTCCGAATGCATTCCTGAACTCTTTGGCTTGTTCTAAATTCGACTTCATTCTGTAAGTAGTGGATTGCTTTTTCTAGATCGTCAATGTCATCAAACTTGTGACCAGCTCTGGTGACATATTTAATTACGTTTCCTAAGTGGAAGTTGAGTTCTTGATCACGAACATAATCCCATGGCTGGATGGTTCCACGCCTGTAATACTTCGGTCCATGGTCATTGGTGGTTTCGGCCATTTAGCTATTAAGTTATTTAGACTGTTTATTAATACAAAGTTTTGTTTTTGTAGTGCTAAGAAGACGGTTTTAATGTCTTCTATATCTGTTTCTGGGTTGTTGATCCCATCTTTTAAAAGTCGTAGCTTTAAATCTTGTTCAACTGTTAATGCAGTAATCGGTTGAGGGATTCCAGAGTACGGGTTCCCTTTTTTCGTGGTCATAATCCTCTGTAGTTAAGATCTTTGCTAAACGTGCATTCATAAGAGCGACTTCTTCCGATAAATCTTTCTCTTTAAATGCTTTAACAACTGTTTTCCAGCTATAACCATGCTCTTCAAATAATGCGGTTGCTCTCTTGATACCTATTCCTGGTACACCTGAATAACCATCAGTATTATCTCCAGCCATAGCTTGTATTAAGTGCCATTTAGCTCCTTCTTCTTTCGTGATTGTGAAAGATTCATCGAAGTTATAAAGCATCCCTGGAATCTGTTTCATATCCTTATCAGGACTAATGATGATATTGCCAGGATTTTTTGTGGCATAAATCCCCATAGCATCATCAGCCTCTAACCAAGGCATCCGTATTACCTCATACTCAGTCTTGAGTTTCTGGATAACACGTCTATATCCACAAGGTTTCTTCCGATTCCTGTGTCCTTTGTAATCTGCTTGGATATCTTTTCTGAAATTACAGCTGTCACTAAAGAACAGTATAAGATCATCGAAAGATCCAAACTTATTTGAGATACGTTTAAGTTCTCTCTTTACGCAAGCATAAGCATCACTGAAAGTAGAGGTGACAAGTATTACGTCATCTCCAAAATCAATCTCACTTTCTGCAGCTGCACAACATTTATATACTATAAAGTCTGCATCAATTAATAATTTCATAAGTTAGTGGACCTCAGACCAATCCCTACCAGACTTAGCTTCAGCTGCTATAGGAACTCTGAGGTTGTAATACTCACCTGCTTGAGCTGCAGATAATTCAAGTAAGAACTTGAGATCTTCTACTTCTTCTTTCTTACATTCATATTGAAGTTCATCATGTACGAATGCCAACTGGTGAGCAGTTGGTGGTAAATTTTCATGTGTAATTTGTAGCCAACGCTTAGCGATAACTCCCGCTGAGCATTGGAGTAAATAATTAAGAGCTTTGTGTTGACTGTCTACGAAGATTTTCCTTCCGTCGATAGCCATGATCGTGCCTGATGCAGACCTTTTCTTAACAGCCTGTAGTAGCTCTGATAGTCCATCAATGGCTTCGATGAACGCGGCTCGTACCTGTTTTCCTTTAGCTCTTGCCTTATCTGGTGATAGTTGTTTATCGACTGAGAGTCCGATTTTTGCATCTCCTGCTCCATATAAGAATGCATAAGTTACTGTTTTAACAGCTCGTCTACTAATTCCGATTTTGTCTGCGTTGACTTGATGTATGTCTCCATTGAGGAGGATTTCGGCATAGCGTCCAGAATCGTATCTGGCGAGATAGTGAGCGAGCATCCTGAGCTCAATACCACTAAGGTCAGACCCGCACATAACCATTCCAGGCGAGGCGGTAAATAGTTTTCTAAATTTTTCATCTGCTGGTACTTGACTTAAGTTTGGTTTTCTATGTGAACATCGGAAAGTATTAGTAGCTACTGAACAATGGTGATGTATTCGATTAGATGTCGTAACAAGTTTCAGCCATGCGTTCACGCCGACGGATAGAAGCCCAAGCATCTTCTTGAGTTCCAGACAACGAAATAGCTTCATCGCAATATCCGTCCCAATTTCCTTTAGGACGATCTCGTCTATCACGGGCTTGCCGTTCGAGCTTATTGATGAGGGTGTCCATCCATAATGAGATGTCAGTATCCATGCGATATGGTCTCTTGATGTAGGGTTAAATTCTTTTAGTCGTTGTATCTCGCAGCCTTCAAAGTAGCCTTGCGTTTGGTTATTTCGTTTAGGAGTGAATAGTGATCCTGCGACGAAAGGATGCCTGTTTCGAAGTACCTGAGTAAGTTCTTCCAGTTCTGTTCGGAGATCAGACTCAAGCTCCCATGCAGCTCGTTCATCAAAGTACCATCCATGTAATTCTTGTTGTGTAAGTATCTGTGCGACTGAGTGCTCTAACGCAACCCAGTCAGGTAAGGGTGAAAGTGGTCGCATAATTTCTTAGTTACTACAACGTCTTGAGCGCAGTAATCTTCCATCTCTTGACTCCACTCGCTCCAATCACTCGTCTTTCCAAACTCACCTTTATACTCACCTAATCTGTAGCCATAGGATTCAAGTGAATGTCTTCCATAAAGCTGTAGTGGCATATGTCTCCACTTATGCTTATGGTCTATGTCATAGATATTTGGGTGGTATAAACGTGAAAGCAGAAGAGTGTCAACAATACGAGCACGGGGAGTGAAATAGTTATATAGTTTGCTAATAGCTGGGATATCGAACCCAATAATATTGTGGCCGACGATTGTATCTGCAACCAATAATCTACAAAGCCCTTCTGAGATGGAATATTTGTTATTCTTTTCATCGTTGTAAGTTTCTATTTCATCTGTAGTGGAGTCATATATTGCTAAGCAGTGGACTCTTGTTAAATCATGTAGAAGACCATTGGTTTCAAGGTCAAATACAAGAGTCATTTCTTCATCCACTTATAAGTCTTATCTTTAAACTTGGCTTTCTTCTTTGCCGCCTCGCTGGGTGGCTCTGGTTTATTTAATTTTGGTGGTTCCTTGGCATGTTCATACCATGGATGTTCGTATTCTCCTTCCTCAAAAATCCGTGGTTTGCGCTGTTGTGCTGGCTCCACGTAGAAAGGATGGTTCCGTAGTCTCATTCTCACTAAATCTGCAGTTGGATAAGTCATATGAAAGTGTGCAAGCTATACCTGTCTCGCCTGAATAACGGTTTTTAAGGACTCTAAGAGTCGTATCGCTTCTTCCCTCTGTGGATTGTTGGTCTCGTTCAAGTCCAATGACCGCATCTGATATTTGAGAAATACTATGAGATCCCCTAAGCTGCGACAAGGAAACACGCCCTCCTTCTTCATGTGATTTTCTGTCATTACTAGATCTTCTTAAGTGACTAACTAGAAATAGAGTTATACCTGTACGTTCAACTAAACTCCTTAACCTAGTCATTGTCTGGTCAATCATGCGACGTTCATCGCCATCTAACCCACTAAGTAATATTGATAAATGGTCTAAGAATACAACACGACACTCCAATCCACTGGCAAGGTATTCGATCCGATTGTAAACCACGTCTGGATCAAAAGAACCAAAGCCATCAAACATGTAGAGATTCCAATTAGCAATGGAATTATGAAAATGCTTTTTGAGTTCTTCTTCACTATGTTCTCCAATATGTAATGCTTTGCCTACAGCAGTAGACATAAGACCTAAAGCTGTTTGCCTATTGCTTGCTTCAAGGTCCAAGAACCCAACCCGTTCCCCTTTGTTGAGGAGGTGAGTTGCAATTTCACGTGTGATACTTGATTTTCCTTGACCAGTGCCACTAGTAAATGTGACAAGTGATCCATACCGTATCCCTCGTAATTTCTTATTGAGTCCTTCGTATGGGTAGTCATGATCTGATTCTTTCTGTGGGGTGGTGACTTCATTCAATAGAGTTTTGGCATCTATGATTCCGTCAGGTTGATATGGTTTGGCATCCCATATCG